TCTTTTCGGCGTGTCGTATGTGATTAATATCACGCCCGCTTATTTGCGGGCCATTTTGGGAAGATGGGGCGGGGATCTAGATGATTACACGACACAAACCCGCCCCAAGCTTTTTATTGCGCTAAACCAATTTCATATTTAGTTAATTGTTTAGGTCTTCCTTCATTTACAATTTCCATTGGTAAATAAAGAGCAGTTGTTTTCTTTTTCTTTAATTGGTCATAGACATAAGCACGGACATTTCCAGCAAATCTACGGCGATTAGAAAAAACTAATTCAGTTAGATAATCCTTATCTACACCTTGTTCGGAATAAATAGTAAGGTCATTAGTCTTGTTCTCATCATAGATTTCTACACGAAAACGATTTTTCATCTTATTACTTTCTGCTAGTAGGGATAAGAATTATAGCATTGGGGGCTAGATTTTGTCTAGCCCCCTGCCATTATTACAAGTATCTTGCGATAGCGTTGTAAGTAGAAGTAGAAACTACTTCCTCATCGGTCATTTTGAGAATACGAATTGCGTTCTCAATTTCCTCTTTTTGCTCACGATAAACATGAGCATGTATTTGCTCATAATCACGCTGAGGCTCTTTTGGAAAATCTGCCTCATCACACTCAAGGTCAAAATCTACATTGAGAGTTCTGTTCCAAGCACGATAGTTTGTGCGAAGGTCTTTTGCTTTTGAGATTTGAGCAATAGCATACTTGCCAAGTTCCTTTGTCCATTTCTCATGGGCTTTTTTATACTTAGCACATTTATTGCTTTGCCATTTCTAGCCATTTGTTTCCTTTCGTTCGTTTGTTGGAGTATTGTATCAGTTGCCACCGACACAAAAATTGGAAGCAGTTTTTAGACTTGCTTAGGTCTTGTATTTATTTAGTTAGCAGGTGCGCTTGTCCAGCGTTCTGTTCCATTTACATCAAGCAGAATACGATTTACTCCGCTAGGGTGATTATCTATTGCTTTGATAATTCCCTTGATACCGCTTGCTGTTGTTGTGTAGGTCTGACCTACTTCTAGGGTTGTGCTCATTTTTTTCCTTTCGTTCATGGGTTGATTATACTACACGCCACCGACATTTTATAGTAGGTGGTGGTGTGAGTTGCCTCACAATTCTATTTCAGGTAGCCAAGCCTCTAGGTGGTGAGCCTCTACGATAGCGGAAGCGGGTGCTGTATTTTTATTCCGCCAAGTTATCGGGGTGGGTAATACAATAAGTCTGTTATAGTCCTCATCATAGTAAGCGTCAATAGCATCTATACAAGGTTGGATCATAGATTTAGGAACGGGTGGATAATGATTACCCTGTAAGTGTATCCCTATCTGTGTTTCCAAGTCTAAGTCTAATAAATAAGCCATCAGCTAATTCTATTGCTAGATTACTTCCCATTTATTTATTCTCCTCTAAGATAGTTTCGGCTAGGTTGTCCATTTCGTCCATTGTAGCAAGAAGGTCTGACATTTCTGCCTCTGTTAATAATACTTTAACTACTCCATCGGCTACCTTGCTAGATAGGGCGGCAGAATACATAAATAGATACTTAGCAAAAGTTTCATCTGATAACTCGTTACGGCGTGTGTGTAATTCACCCGCTAATCCCATAATGTCATCGTTAAAAATACTATTCTTAGTTACATCTAAGATTTCAATAGCAGTAGATAGCATTAGTTATCCCCCCAAGATACTTTGGCATAAGAGTTATTTGCGTTTATTTTTTCTAGTGCCCCTACTTCATCAAGAGCGCCAATAAATACACCCGCAAGCAATTTCTGTATTTCTTTTTCAGAATAAGTTACAAGGGCGTTAATAACATAATCGGGAGTATTATCTTTATCAAACTCCACATTTACATTTATGGTGTGTGTTAGTAGCATTTTTACCTTTCGTTTTGGATAGTCGCAATTATAGCGTAAGACACCGACAATTTCCGAAACACGCTCAGGATTTCGGGGTGATTTATATCACACCCGTAACGACACGCCCGACTCCGCAGCTCTGCGGGCTTTTCAGCTAATTGTCAAGTTTATTTTTATGTTTTCTTTTTCGTGTATATTTTTTCTTATTGCGAACAGGTTGCGCCGCATTGCTACGGCGCAATTCCTGAATTCGTTTTACTTTATCTCGAAGAGAAGTTTGGAACATGATAACCACTCGCAGAATAAAATTTATTTGCGTCAAACTTAGGATTATCTTTCGCAAACATTACAGCAAAATCAACAACTACTTTAGAAAATAAAGCAGGGTGAGTTTTGTTGCTCATGTAGTTTAGTATTTCGGCAGTTGAAACATAGTCTTTTCTAGTCATCATCTCGCAGATACCAAACCTTTTCTATCAAAGTTTTTTGTATACATTTTGCCTGTTGGCATTTCTAAATTATAAGTTGCGTTTTCCATAGCAAAGCCTACATCTACACATCTAGCAAAAGCCTCGAAGGCTTGTAGAGCGTCAGCGAATTGGTGTGTGAATTCCAATTTTCCATCATAGTAAGTAAATAGTTTATACATTAGTTTCCCTTTCGTTTTGGCATTTACATTTATTTAGTTGAATTGTATCACCGACCACCGACAAGGTGGCAAGTGTTGAGCAGTTGTCGCAGATAAAAATTTCCATTTAGAATTCTACCTCTATGCTTTCAGGATTACAAAAACAAGGCTCAAGGTCATAGGTGTCCTCGTTGCCATAGTAAAGCCAACCCTGCCCATAGCAGGTATCGCAGTTTTTGATTTCCTCTAGTAGAGATTTTGTTTTTGCCATTTTAGTTTTCCTTTCTTGTTTTTGTTATAGGGAGATTATAACACCCCCCACCGACATTTTACAAAACGCCTTCTTGAAATAATCCGATTTCAAGGTCTAGCATTTCTTCGGGAGTGGCTTCGGATAAATCTACCCAGCCCGCTCCGTTTTCATCTAAGCGAAAAATTTCAATGTATCCCATTATTCACCAACCTTTACTGCGATTGTGCGGTATTGGTAATTAGCACCTTCACCACGAACACGAACAAGATACGCTTCGGTATTTTCTCCATACCAAAGACCACGATTATCTTTTTCTGCGTCTATAATTTCACCACGCAAAGTTTTTGAGTTATAAGTTTTTCCAATTAGGAGATTTTCGATTGTGTATAAGTTAGCCATTTTGACTACTTCCTTTCTTTTTTGTTATGCCGTAATTTTACCAAACCCTACTGACATTTTTCAACTTACCCGCCAGTAATTTCAAATAATGAGACGGCGTGTCGTGTGATAAATTTCACAAGATCCAGGGAATTTCGGGAATTATCTTAAATCGGACATAAGGTACAAAACGCCCCCACAGCTTTTGCGGGCCGTCAAGTCGACACGCCGTTGTGTCGGTGTGAATTGTATTACACGATTTTACTCGTGAACACAATTCGATTCGATCTCATGACCGAATTCGTCTACTAATTCGTCGTAGACTTCATCTAAATAATCTAGATAATCCATTATTATTTTTCCTCCAAATCAAAAGTAGTAGTTAAAACTTTGTTTGCTTTTGTTAAAGCAGAGATAGCATTTTGTAGGCTCTCTTTTCTTTGAGCCTCTATCATTTTTTTATATTCATCAAGTTTCATTATGATAACCAACTTTCATTTGTATAAGATAACCACTCGCCGAGTGTCATTAAACCTTTATATTCATTACAATTTCCGCAGAAAATATTTGAGGCGTAGTCATCGCAGAAAACGCACACGATTTGATTTGCCTCATCGGCAGTTACATTTTCGAGAGTAGTATCCTAACATAGACCACTGACATTTTGACCCGTTTTTCGGGCGTGTCGCAAAACTATTTTTGTGATTTGCCCCACATTTCGGGGAACCGTACAATTCGGACATAAAGGTATAAATCGGGCCCCCAAAAGACTGCGGGCCGATCTGAGCTTTGTCAAATCGACACGCCGTTTATTCTTTGTGAGGTTGCTCACATACGCATTTAGTATATGCGCCAGCGTTTAACCTGCCACATTTAGGGCAGGTATAGAATCCGCTAGGGTTAGCCATTTACTTATCTTTCTTTAGTAATCTAATTGAATAGATTAAACTAATAGTGGCAACTATTACCCATGTAGGAATCTCTATTGCTATTCCGTTAGGATAAAGATTATCTACATAGAAAGAAAGATAATCTAAGTCTAAATAAAACTCCATTACTCTAAGCCCTCCCAATCTAATACTAGTTCGTCATTTTCTAATTCATCAAGGGAAATTAGTTCATCACCAAAAATAGAGTCGCTATCCTCTACATCTACTACATCATCAAGGTGGCAGAGAGCCGACATTTACAAGCCGACACGCTAGGTGTTGGGTGTGAGTTATCTCACACTCATGAGCCATGCTGACTCATTAGGGGATAGGTATTTATGAGATACGCAACCCTTACTAGTAGAGAGCATTTCTAAGTAAGCCTTACGGCTTATGTAGTTGCCTACTGTATTACGGAACACACGGCTATCGCCTGTGTTGCTACTAGCCATTGGGTGGCTAGGTTCTAAGATAATTTCGTTTATCATTATTAGTTATCCTTTCTAAGATACTTTCTTTAGAGTCTTATTCGCTAGGCTCACCTTTCGGATTATTTGCTAGGCTCATACTCTTATTTAATTGTTATACTATAACTCTAGCAGGGGGGACTGACAATTTCAAGAGGACAATTCGGACAAAGAGTACATACCCCCCAGTAGGTCATGTGTTTTACATCACAAAGTTAAACATATGGGCGCTCTATTTGGACATATCGGACATTTTAAAACCCTGCATCATACAAATTAAAAATATATTAACATTTTGATATATCTAAAATACTAGTCGACTAGAAATATATGCTATGATACAGATATGAACCTAGCTCAGCATTTTGGCACATACGATCATTCAGATCGGAATCTGCTAATCCTTGCTGTAATTTTAGGAATTTGTCTAGCTGTATACTTTGCAAATAAATTTTTTAAATAAGTCTTGACTTAACAATTTTCATCATGTTATACTTATCATGGTTTGTGGGGGGCTTACACTGAAACTCAATATGTACCAGGTGTCTAGCTTCTCTCTTTCTCAACATTATATAATTTTAAATAATGGGGGGAAAGGGGGGCTTTGCTTAAAATCTAATATCCCCAGGTATCAATATATAATACATGATACATTTATATCAAATTAAGGATAAATATGATAGCTGAATCTATATTTCTTGGAGTAAGTTTTATTATCATGTATTTCCTATTTATCAGATAATATTCTAGTTGACTAGAATTAATACATAGGATAAAATAAGATATGGCATCTAATAGGATCGTTAAATGTGATAAATGTGGGCGGGAAATCGAAGTAAGATCAGGTTTTGCTCATATGACTCTAACTAATCATCAAAGAAGCTGTAAATAGAAAAAAATTTTTTATTAACATTTAATAGAATCTTAATTTGGATCGGAAAATAATAATGGCTTTAAATTGCTACACATATGAAGTAAAGGTAATTGTAAATGTCTTGGCTTCATCAGAAGAAGATGCTATTTCTAAAATGGATCAAGGTCGTGGAGATGTTGCATCTCAAGATAAGACTTTGTTTAAGATGAAGGCTGAAAAGCTCTCTATTGCCAAGCAGAAGGCTTATTTGGCGCAATACATTAGAGACCTTAAAGAGAAATCTCCTTGTATGGATTGTAAAGAGTATTATCCCTATTATGTAATGGACTTTGATCATGTCCGTGGTAAAAAGCATAAGAATGTTATGGAGCTTATTCCGACCCTGTCTAAAAAGAAGATAGATGAAGAAATTGCTAAATGTGAGGTCGTCTGCTCCAATTGTCATCGAATTAGGACTCATATCCGTAAAACCCAGAAAAGAGTATCTTAATGTTTAGAAAAGAATTAGTTCGTATGTGTGCTGGTATATTGGTCCTATATATGATATTTTCTATTCTTTTATTTATTTAGTTGTATATTGGGTATATTGTTTCATGTGAAACATTTCTTCTCTTCCGCCGCCGCAATTTTCGGGCGCACTTTTAATTTCGCACTATATTTAGTATAATGATTTAATTGGCCATTAGCTCATTAGGCAGAGCGGGAAGCTGTTAACTTCTAGGTACCAAGTTCGATTCTTGGATGGCCAGCGCCCTGTTAGCTCAGTGGTAGAGCATTCGCCTTGTAAGCGAAGGGTCAACAGTTCAAGTCTGTTACGGGGCTCTCTAAAAAAGTACAAAACCCAATCGGAGGCGGATCCAATTGGGTTCTGCTGCGCCTAAGCGCAAGCACGGAGAGCAAAGTTTGGTGGGATGCTACAATCCGTGCCAGGTTTAATTATTACATACGAAATTTTCTAAGTCAACTACTTTTCTTGATTTTCTTCTGATGGTGAATATGATGGTGCTGGACCTAATAGATATCCTGCGTCATGATATGAAACCATCTTTGAGGTATCTTCTGGCCCTACCAGTTTATTTGATATAAGTGTTAAAAAGTCATAAATTCTATGAAGCATAATATAGTTAACCATTGGTAGGTTATCTTCTAGATTTTGAGATGGTTCCTGATTATCAGGCATTTGGTCTTCCTAAATCTTCCCAGAACTTTTCTCTGCCCATAGCATCTGTTTCTGGGATATGTCCAGATTCAAATTCTGGTGATCTCATATCTTGAGGGTTTGGAGATTCTTCCATTAATTCCCCAGAGAATGTTTCGTATCCGCCACCAATCAAATTTGGTCCAATAACTAAATCTTTGTGTTCATCACAACGGTTATTAAAATCTACACATGCACATTGTTCCATTATTTATCTCCCGCTTCTTCTACCTTATTGACAATCTTTTCATATAGATCTATTCCTACAAGATTTTTGTAGGTACATGAAAGGCAATATAAATATATATTATCATTTATGTCCATATTAGGCATTAAAGGGCCCTGGTCCATTGGACACTCAAGTCCAGGAACAAGGCCCTTCTCTGCTAACAGAAGGTACTTAGACACATACTGTATCTTCATGTACCTTCCTTTCTAACTTTTAGAATTCCCCTAGGAACTCCTTAAATCTTGCCCCGTTAAGGGAAGACCATGATGACCAATCGGTTCCGCCTTTGGTCATATAATACGTTATCTCTGCGTTTATTACGGGATCAAACAATAGAATGTTTGACTTTAGCTCAAATTTTTCTTTACGATCAATGCCGAGTTCACCCAACATATTAATCTGAAAAATTCCGTAGGAACTGTCTCCAGTTTTCCTGTTACCATTGTAAGCCATAGGTCTAGCATTAGATTCTGACTTAGCAATAGCCCAAGCCATTTTAAGGGCTTTTCCTTCAAAGCCAACAGCTGCCAAAAGTTCTTTTAGTTCTGCATCTGTTAGCGTCTCAGAAGGCTTGTACACAGTATTGCTGTACTTCTCTAAGGTTTCTTTCTTTAGTTGTACTGTTGATTTAGGTGTTTCCACCTGCAATGCTTGAGTTACTGTTGGTCCAGGCTGGACAGTAAATAGAAACAATGTTATCATTCCTATGTACGACCAGTTGTGAGCAACATCGCTCAAACGCTGTTTGATATTCTCCATTGGCATTTCCTCCTTTAGAGATAACGAACTATAATGGTAGCATTGGCGGTAAGTTACTGTCAAGTCAGTTGACTAGGAAATTTAATGCATATTTCGTATTACACAATAAGAGCAGGCTTAAATCCAGCTGTGGGATTTGGATATGCTGGACAAAATATTGTGAAGACCCTCCAGGAATTAGGGCATAAAGTCGACTTTGCAGATCCTAAAGCTCAATTTCAATTAAATTTTACACAGCCTCATCACTATAAATTACACAGAGACCAATATCAAATTGGATACACTCCTTGGGAGTCAGATAGAATTCGTGATGAATGGCGGGAAAGAATGAATCTGTGTGATGAGATATGGGCAACATCTGATTGGACTGCAGATGTATATAAGAATAATGGAATTACCCGCCCAATTAAAGTTTATCCACATGGTATAGAAAAAGTTTGGACTCCATATAAAAGAGAAATTAAATCAGATGGAGTAATTAAATTTTTACATATTGGAGAGCCTTCTCCAAGAAAAGATGGTCAACTAGTAGTAGAGACATTCTTAAAACTATTTAAGAATAATCCTAAATATAAATTAACCATTAAAGCTCATGGTACACATACATTAAGATTATATAATGATAGAGGAGAGTTTGTTACTCCAGAGAAAATTGCTGATAATATAGAAATTATTACGGAAGAATATACTTTAGAAAATTTAGTAAACTTATATCATAGACACCACATCCTTGTTTATCCAACTTGGGGAGAAGGATTTGGGTTTATTCCGCTTCAAGGACTGGCAACTGGAATGCCTGTAATCTCAACTTATGATTGGGCACACTACAAAGAATTTCTTGGACCCCTAAAGTTAAAGTCAAGACTTACAGATGCAGAAACAGAAGGAGTTCCAAAAGCTGTAGGTGATCCACACCTTGGAAGATTTTACAAACCAGATGCAGATCATTTATTAGAACAAATGTATTTTGCTGTGGATAACTTTAAGGCTATGTCCTCATATTATTATACTCAGTCGACTGAAATTCATAAAAAATACAATTGGATTGAGTTGACTAAGAATGCATTTAATCATTTAGAAGAAAAATTCTCATAAACCCTTCCCACGCTAAATAAAGTTTGGTAGAATTGGTATCTTACTCAAAAAATAAACTATACCGCTGGGCGGAGAAAGAAGTATTTATGTCAAGAATTATCGAAAACCCATATGAAAACTTTATTGCATTATCACGATATGCAAGATGGATATCTGAAGATAACCGTCGTGAAAAATGGGGTGAGACTGTAGATCGATATTTTGACTTCATGCTAAATCATTTATTTGAAAATTATAAATATGAGCCATCAGCAGAATTAATAGAAGAACTTAAAGAAGCAATCTATGATCGTAATGTAATGCCATCAATGAGAGCAATCATGACTGCAGGACCCGCTCTTGATAGAGATCATGTTGCAGGGTACAACTGTTCATTTGTTCCAGTAGATTCACCACGATCATTTGATGAGACGATGTACATATTGATGTGTGGCACTGGTGTAGGATTTTCTGTTGAGTATAAGTATGTTAATAAACTTCCTGCCGTTCCAGAATCATTTGAAAAATCGACAACTATTATTGTTGTAGAAGATTCTAAAAACGGTTGGGCTAAAGCATATCGTGAACTTTTAGCGATGCTTTGGGCAGGCCAGATTCCAGCAATTGATGTTAGCAAGTTACGTCCAGCTGGAGCACGTTTAAAAACTATGGGTGGTCGTTCATCTGGACCACAGCCTTTAATAAACCTTTTTGATTTTACAATTGCTAAATTTAAAGGCGCAGCAGGTCGTCAATTGAAACCTATTGAAGCACATGATATTATGTGTAAGATTGGTGAAGTAGTTGTTGTTGGCGGTGTACGACGCTCTGCTATGATTTCTTTATCAAATATTAATGATATCGAAATGGCATCAGCTAAATCAGGTAACTGGTGGGAAAACAATTCACAAAGAGCTTTATCAAATAACTCAGTAGCATATTCTCGCAAACCAGAAATGGAGCAGTTTATTGCAGAATGGAAAAACTTATATGATTCTAAATCAGGAGAACGAGGTATATACAATGTGGCTGCTGCTCAAAAGCAGGCAGCAAGATGGGGACGTAGAGACCCTGAAATCCATTACGGAACCAACCCTTGCTCAGAGATTATCCTCAGACCTTACCAATTTTGTAACCTTTCTGAAGTCGTAATTAGAGAACACGATTCAAGAAAAGATATTGCTAATAAAATTAGACTAGCTACAATCCTTGGTACTTGGCAGTCAACTCTAACAGATTTTAAATATCTTCGTAAAGTATGGAAAGATAATACAGAAGAAGAACGACTACTTGGAGTTTCTATCACTGGACAATTTGGACATGAGTTTATGTCTGGAAAGCAAGACCTAAATGATTTAGGTAAGTTTTTAAGCGATATGAGGACTTATGCCAGAGAAACTAATCAAGAAGAGGCTGGTAAGATTGGCATAAATGAATCTGCTGCAATTACTTGCGTAAAGCCATCTGGAACAGTTTCTCAATTGACTGGGGTATCTTCAGGAATGCACCCATGGCATTCTCAATACTATATCCGTACAGTTCGTGGAGACAAGAAAGATCCTTTATCTACATTTTTGAAAGAAGTTGGGATTCCAGTAGAAGATGACTTTATGAAACCAACCGACACATATGTATTCTCATTTCCAGTAAAAGCACCAGAAGGTGCAATTATTAGAAATGACTTAACCGCTATCGAACATTTAAATACTTGGCTTGTATATCAACGTGAATGGTGTGAGCATAAACCTTCTATTACAGTATCCGTAAAGGAAGAAGAATGGATGGAAGTAGGTGCTTGGGTATATAAGCATTTCGATGAGGTGTCTGGAATTTCATTCCTACCGCATTCAGACCACTCATATAAGCAAGCTCCATATCAAGAAGTAACAAAAGAGGAATATGAAGACTTGCTCTCAAAAATGCCTACATCTATTCGATGGGAAGATTTATCTTTCTATGAGACAGAAGATGGCACAAGCGGAACACAAACGCTTGCCTGTACCTCAGACGGAAATTGTGAGATTGTAGACATTTCTGCCTAATAGGTATATAATATAAATTGGGGTAATACCCAAAATTCCTGGGCACAAGGCCCAGAAATAGGAGGATCTAAATTGGCAACAATTAAAGAAGATCTAAACAATGATGGAAAGGTAACAATGCAGGAGAAAATTCTAGCAGCGTTAGCAAGCTATGGTCGTCACTTTCTAGGTGCCGCTATCGCTCTTTACATGACTGGAAATACTGACCCAGGAGATTTAATTAAGGGTGGTATTGCAGCATGTCTACCAGTTATTTTAAAGGCGCTTAATCCAAACGAGTCGTCTTTTGGCTTCACAAAGAAGTAAAACTTAATAATAGATTAGGATCGCTCCTATGCTAAAATGGGCATAGGAGTTTTCCTATTTTAGGAGATTTTAGCAAATGGCAGTACAAAAAAATTTCGAAGTAGATCAAAATACTACTTTTACATTTATTGTCGAATATAAAGACAATAATGATACCCCTATTAACTTGACTGGTGCAACAGCAAAGTTGCAGGTTAGAGATACAAAGGGTGGAACAAAATTAGCATTTACTTTAACATCCCCTTCAGGCGGAATTACAATTGATGGACCTAATGGTAAATTAACTTGTAAAATGACTCCTACTCAAACAAATAAACTATTTTACCCAAAGTCATCTTATGACTTGATGGTTACAGATACCAATTT